GTTCATTACTTTTTCTTTCTCTGTTTATATTTCTTAATAGCTTTAGAAATAAATATATTCTTATACAAAGAAACTTTCTTTCCGAACATCTTGTCAGCTTTTTTTTTACTTGCTTTATATGCCTTACTTTTTTTATTAAAAGACTTAGGCTTTCCTAAACTCTTAGGTCTAGCTTTGGCATATATAGGCTTCTTCTTCATTATTTCTTCTTCTTCTTTTTAGTCATCATTTTAGATTTCTTTTTAGGTGGACGACCTTTTTTACTTCCGTAAGTTCCTTTTCCCATTGGCATAATATTCTCCTATTAGTTAATTAATTTACCACCAGACCATTTAGCATCTGGTAATCCATTAATATAATTCTTTCCATCAAATGTCAAAACTTGCTTTCTGTTTGAGTCTTGATTGAAGCTACAATGAACCCACCCTGAATTAGCACCCTCATCTTCTTTCCAATATTCTAATATTAATTGGTCAAAGTCTGTATTGTTTTGAATCCATAAAGCTACTTCTAAATTACTTACACCAGCTATTTCAAAATCAACTGCTTGTCCTTTTGTATGCTGTGATGTTTTAGAAGAATTAATAGCTACACATAATTCCTCACTACGATAGCCAGATGTAACTGTAATTGGTTTTTCAAATTTTGCTCTTACAGGCTCTAATACTCCATAACAAAGATCGGTAAGGTTTTTAATTTCTCCACTACCAGCTTTGTTTTTAATACCAAGCCTTATTGCAGTAGATGACTTTTCAAATTCTTCTAATTTAAAGTGTTTGGATAATTGCATAGTTTTAAACCATAGTTAAGCAAGTGAATATTTGGTGTGGAGGTAATACCCACTTGCAAATGAATTTATATCATTTTTTAGGGTAATATTAAATAATTTATTCTACCAAATCCCAAGTCTGATTTGTTTCATTCCATTTATAACCAGCATCATTGTCAATTTGTTCTTGTGTTAATTCTGGCATTGGAATAGGTGCTTCCCATTGACAAGTTGTTTCATTTAATATCCAACTGTTATAAGGTTTTTTTGGTATGAAAGCATCTCTTGTTTGGTCATAAGAATAACCTATACCAGCAAAGTTTTTTCTAATGTTTCCATTATAAGAAGTCTGTTTCCAAACATCTCTTGTTCCATATAAATTATTTAAAAAATCTACTCCAGCTTGTTCTGTAGTTGCAATATCATTTGATACTACTTCAACTCTTTCAATTATATTACCAATTCCTAATTTTGCGAAATGTGCCATTATGCTGTGTAACTCCCTGATGAATTATAAATTAATATTGTGTCTGAACCAGACGTTGAAACTGTTGGAGAACCTGTTGTAGTTCCTGTATAATCAGCTGTTGGCATACGAAGTATTACAACTCCTGAACCACCAGCACCACCAGTTGGAGAGCCATTAATATTTTGTCCAGCACCAGCACCTCCACCACCAGTATTAGCTGTTCCAGCTGTACCACTAACATTATATCCAGCTGAATCACCACCACCACCATCACCTCCTGAAGCACCACTATAAGATCCTCCAGCACCACCACCAGCTCTTGTAACTGAAGAACCTGTAATTGTAGAAGCAACTCCATCACCACCTTCTCCAGATCCATCTGTATTACCTGCTTCTCCTGCACCACCACCAGCATTAGATGAATCATTAACACTACTTCCACCATCAAAACCTTGATTAGCAGTTCCTGAACCACCACTAGTACCACTAGGATCAGAACCACCACCACCACCTGAACCACCATTTCCTCCAGCAGTTGATTCCCTTCCACCATATCCTCCACCAGCAGAAGTTATAGTTGTTATACCAGCACCTGAAATTGAACTATTAACACCTGTTGAACCATTATTTTGTGGACTTGCAGCACCAGCACCCCCAGCACCAACTGTAATTGTATAAGTTGTTGATGGATTTAAACTTAAAGCTGTTTCAGAAGAACCTCCACCACCAGAAGTTTCACTATTATAAGATGCTCTATAACCTCCAGCACCACCTCCACCTCCTGCTCTATAACCAGAAAGATTTTCTCCAGCACCACCTCCACCTCCACCAGCAATAACTAAAAAATCTACTGTTGTAGTTTGTGGAACTTCATCAGTTACATCATCATCAACACTTGGTATCCAACCTTGTGTTGCACCTGAATAAACTATTCTTACTGATTGACCAGATGTATTATATTCTGGATTAGGAGATGAATAACCTTGAAAGTTTAAACTGTTTTGATTTATTGTAACTGCATTAGTTCCCCAAGTTCTTAAATAATCTGAAAACTCTATTGTATCTCCAACACTTGCTGATGCTGGAAGTGTAACTGTTACTGCACCACTTGTTGTATTAATCCAATAACCTTCACCAGAAATTGCTGTGAAAGATGAAGTTTTAATTGATGATTGCCAATCTGTTCCACCAGAAACATCTGTAAAAGATAAATTTCCTGAGCCATCTGTTTTTAAAACTTGATCTGCTGTACCATCTGCTGTTGGAAAAGATAAACCACTAATAACTACTTTGCCTGACCCATTAGGTGTAAATGTTATATTACCATTTGATGTTGAAACTAAAGAATTTCCATTAACATCTAAATCTCCACCAAGCTGTGGAGTTGTATCTCCCACAATATCAAATACAACTGTACTATCTAACCAATTAACTGTGTTTGCTGAAGTGTCAATATCAGCTAAAGAAATATCGTCAGAGCCATCATAAAATTTTAAAGTTAAGCTATTTGAACCAGAGTTTGTAGTATCAATCCAAATCGTGCCTTGTACTGCACTACTTGGTCTTGATGTTCCTGAATTAGATGTATTAATAGCTTCTAAAACAGAGTTTAAATCTGATCTAAAACTAGGAAATGTTTGGTTTGCAATATCGTAATCGTGTTGTGCCATATCGTTCTTATACCCCTTTTAAAAGCCCTTTGCAAGAAAGTCAAATGTTCTTGAAATTGCTGTACCACTTGAATTTTTAAATGTTACATCAAATGAATTTACTGTTTTATTTTCTACTATAAAGAAATCTCCCGTAGCTAAATCTTCGCCTGTAATTCCTACAGCATAATTAATTGTTTTAAATGGATTTGTAAATGTTACTGTTTTAGTTCCAGCACCAGAAGTTATATCATTACCACTAAATATTCTATCTTCCATATCAATAGTTACAGTCGCTTCATTTACTACAGGTGTTGTTACTCCATCTCTTGAAGTTAAATACAACCTAAACTTAGCATAACGAAAAGTATAATCACCAATTACAAAATTTTTAAAAGCAGTATAAGTTACATTATCATCACTTATAGCTATTTCTAAATGAGCATTAGAGTTACTTGGAGAATTTCCATCAACAGAACCTGTTTTTGCATCAAACAATCCACTTTCAGAATCAAATAATTCACTTGGGTTTTCTGCAAATTGTGCAAGAGTTGCTGTAACCCTTGATGTATGAACTGCACCTATATCAATAACACTTGCAAAATCATAAATTCCATCAGAAGCTAAGTTAGTTAATCTGACAGCATTATCAGATAATGTTAAATTTGTTTTTGTACCAGAAAATGATGGGTGTTCTGATTGTGTAGTAATAGCATTAAAATTACCAATCGTTGCTACATTAGTTGCAATAATAGTTTCATTAATTGAAAAATTGCCTAACTTATCAACTGCTTTTATACAATAGCTACCGACCCTTGCTGGAACTACGATTGAAGTTGCTGGTCTTGATACTTTTTCTACTAATGATACCGAGTTCTGCCAAGTTGCACCACTTGTTAATGTTGAATATCTAATTTGATAATATGCTAAATCTAAATCAGGTATTTGTTCCCAAGATAAATGTGCTTCTCCATTAATAATATTACAAGAAAAATCTTCAATATCACTAGGTGGCTCAATCGCACCAATAATAGTTCTTTGTGCTGTTACATAAGTTGAACTAGAACCAATACTTGAAACTGCTTTAACTCTTACATCATAAACATTTTGGTCAATTACATTTAAGACTCTATGATTTAATCCTGAACCTTGTGCATAGATAATATAATTAGTATCAGAGGCTAGTTTGTATTCCACTTGGTAATAATCAACAAAGCTATCAGGAGAAGCACCTATTGTTACATTTAAAGCTACGATAACTGTACCATCATTATATTCAATTAGTTGGTCATCTAAAGTTACACTTGATGGTGGTTGAACATTAAATGGATTAGGTAAGTTAGTTGTTGGTACTGTTGTTGCTTGTGTTTTAGTAGCCCATGTATAATGACTAGCTTGGTATTCGACCAATGATAAGCCTACTGTTAAATCTTGATTAAAAGTAATTCCAATCACTCTAAAAGGTTTAGCAGAAAATCCTAATGAACTGTGAGTGATATTTACGATTTCTCCAATAGCTAAATCATAACCATTAAAATCAACATTGATACCTAAAGATAATGCTTCTCTACTTCTTCTAAGTATAACCTCTGCCATTTCTTCTGCTTGGTATTGTGAAGTTATTGTTGTGAAATCAAATCTACCCTCTAACAAAAATCCACCATCAGCAGTTTTCATTGTTTCATGTTGATCTGCACTTGGTAATCCTGAATCATCTATTGGTGGAAATTGAACTTCATCAACTTGATAATTTCTATCAGGATTTACAAAGCCAACTATAACTCTATTATATCTGTCATTTTTTGTTGGAGTAGATAATGAATAACCACCTATAATATTATCTTCTGTTAATGTAATAGATGCTGTGCCTGTTGTTTCTATAATTAAATTATACTTACCAGCATTGTATGGTAAATAACCTCTGCAACCTTTTAAGAACTCTCTAACATTATCTAAAATACTTCTTGATGTATCTATTGCAGTATTAATATCAAATATGTTTATATCACTACCACCAGAATATGGAGTTACTTGTGTTTCACAAATTAAAGAAGCATCATAAAAAGATTGTAAATCTATTTCACTAATTGCTAATCCTTTTCCATATCTTGCGTTTGTTAAGTAATCTAATAAACACCATGATGGATTGGTTTGATAACTTGCTGTCTGTTCAACTAAACTTGCATTATAAGTTTTAACTTTCTTACCTTGAATTTTAGCTTGTACTTTTGGTATTCCTGTAAATGAATCTTGATTCCATTTGAATCTAATTGCTAGATAACATAAACCAGATAATTTATGATTACTTCCCCAATTATCCAATGTTGATAATAAACTAGATGCTGATTGACCATCTGTTCCATAAAAAGGTTGTACTCTAATTAAACTTGTCGAATCTTTATAAAAGTTAGAATCTGAACTATTTACTTCTACTTCTGTTCCATCAGATAAGGCACTTGCCCAAGTAACTACTTTATCATCTACTAATATTTCTTCTATATCGTTTATCTCTCCCTCTGCCATAACGATAGACATATATAAATAAGTATTATCTGTTCCAGAAGTTTCCATGAACACTCTAGTTCCACCTGTAAGTCTTTCTCCATAAATTACAGGAATGTTTGCGTCATTGGATTGTTTGTTTAATAATATACCTCTTTCAAAGTCATCAAAAGAGTTAGTTCCAAAGTCAGGTATTTCAGGAACTTTCGGTCTTAATGCCCATGACATAAATAAAGTAACACCAAGTGATACTAAAGGGTTATTTAAAAAACCACCTATTTTACCTAGTCCACCAGCTAGTTTGCCTAGTCCTTTACCTATTGATGATACTACTCCACCCATTATATTTCCTTAACTATCATTCTTTTAATTTGATTATCTTCTACTCTTAACCAAGTAAAATTTTCTTTAATACCTTTGAACTTACTAGCCATATTAATACACCATTTAAAAATATTCCTAACATTCTTAGTAGCAATAAATTCTACAAATACTAAATTAGTTCCTGAGTTCCATTCAGTATATTTTATTTTAGCTGTTTGTTTAAAATGATTAAAAGCATAATCAGATAAATAAGCCCAATTAGTAAAACCAATTAAGGTATCGTTGTGATAATGTTTTTTATATTGATTTAAAAATATACTAGGCTTGATGTGATGTTGTAAATCAAGATCATGTAGATTATCATATTTAGGATAATTTCTATAAAGAGATATAATATCTTGCATTATGCTCTACCCCATTTAATATCTTGTACTGTTTCTGAACTAAAATCCATTCCAACATCTGTACTAAAGAATCTTTGCTGTGATGTGTTATTAGTCTTACGACCATTTTTCTTATTAAAGTCTGCCCAATGTGAAACTATTGATAAAGATAGTGTGCTTGATTTTGGTTGTTCTTGTATTTCAAAGTTTTCTATACTTCCTTTGTAAAGTAAAAAAGGACTATCAACGATAGTATTATCATCAGCTAATAAACCTCTAAAAATAGTTACAGTATTATTAATAACATTTTCATTTAATACTGTTGATATATAAGTTTGATCTGCACCAGATAAAGTTAAAGTAATACTAGATTTACTTACATCTGTTTGTTC